CCCGCAATCATTCCGATTTCGCGACGAGCCAAGCGATCAACGCTTGACTGCAAGATCGCATTTAATCGCGCTTGATACCTTGCGCTCGCGGTGTCTTGCGGCGGCAATTCGCTCGTTTCGCTGGCCTCAGTTTCGCCATCATCCTCGACCATATTCAGAGGAACAAGCGGTTCATCCAAGCCCTCGATTGGGTTCAAATTCTCGGCAACACGGGCTTCGTTTCTGGTTAGCCAGCCTGCGTTAATACCGGACGAATAAAACGCGGCACGTGCGGCCTGATCGCCTCGCAAGAGGTTGTCAAAGTCAAACTCTACTTCTAGGTTGTCGCTGTCAAGCAGCAGTTGAGATTCAATAGATGACTCCCATCGCTCGGCCCACGGAGTCATCGTGTACGTTGCAAACTCAAGCGATTGTTGCTCGATGTTTGTAAACGTCGCTCGGGACAAGTCACCAATCAGGTGCGGCGGAATCCTAAAAATCCTTGCAATGTCTGTAACTTGATACTGTCTAAGTTCCAGAAATTGTGAATCACGGTTGTTTATGCCGACCTCGTGATACTTCATGCCATTGTCTAGAACCATCAGCTTGTGACGATTTGAGCCGGACTGAGCATTTTGTAGCGATTCTTGAAAAACCTTTCTGGCCTCGGCATCCTTAAATTGTCCTGGCATTTCAAGCCAGCCGCCAGTCGGCTTTGCGTCGTTGCTAAAAAATCGGTTCGAGTAATCTTGAGCGGCGAGCGCCGCCCCGAAACTCTCGCGAGCCATCGCAATCGGCGACAAACCTAAAATTCCGTCGCTCGACAGCCCACGCAAATGCCAAACTTCGCTTCGACTCAATACTGTCGTGTCGCCGTTTCGTAGGCGCACCCGGTACCGATAATCACCGTTTTCTAAAATCTCAACCGTGATTGCATCTGGTGAGATTGGCAGCAAATCGGTAATTTCACCTTTTTGATTAGTGAAAATCTGACTGTAAGCATTTCCGCGCAATGCCAAATGACCTTGCAGCATTTCCCTGAACTCAAATGGCGTTTGAAACTCGTTAGGCCGACGATTGAACAACCGATATGCCCAGTGATCGGTTACTCGATCTTTGCCGCCGTCGGCGCGAGGTCTGGTCAGGCAAAATGGCAACGATGCCATGGTCTCCGACAACACGCGAACCGACGCATACACCGCACCGATCCGCAAAGCAGTATCAGGCGAGACGCGCATGCCTGCGGAATTGCCAAAACCGAGAGGGTTAAACCAGAACGAGCCATACGCCGAGCGGTCATCCATCGACGCTTTGCGACCCGTTAAGAAACTCAATAAACCCATTCGCTAGACCATTAAAATTTGATACGTTGAGTCGATCACAAAGGGCTTCGGATCGCTTGAAATTGGGCGACTCATAGCCATAATTGCCGCCACCGCTCCATCTATTTTGTTTTCTGGCCGTTCTTTGGTTGGAGCCAACAAGCCCTTCCGAGCGATTCGCCCAACCACGTTACTCATGCACCACGTTGTCATTTCGTTACCGTCGTGATGCAACCGATTGGCTTTAAGCATCGACAAAATCTCATCCATCGGTAGCGCAAAGTTCTGAGGCGTTTGCGTAAACTCAACAGTTGTGCCACCTGCAGCCATTAAATTCTGGCTCATTTGCGTAGCATTGAATGGATCAAACACCACCTCGGCGGGATTGAGTCTTTTCATCAACTCAACGACTTCCTCGGTTACCTGTTCAAAATCCACCGTGGCACCGTCCGTCACGGTCAATACACCCTGCTTTTGCCATTTCACATATGACGCGTGATTGATGCCGGGCTCGTTAACCGTATCCTCTGGCAACCAATACCGACCAAACAAGTAATAGTGATCTTCACCAGCTAGCTGTTTACGAAACAAAATCTGCAAAGTGCAAAGGTCGGTTTTAGACGCTAGGTCAATACCAAACCAGCATTCTTCACCAGCCAACTCATCAATCGTCAGCAGCGGATCACCCGCAAGGTGCCAGAGCTGCATGTTCATCCACGCGGCTCGAGCCGAGCACCATACGTTTAGGTGCTTCGTCTTAAATCTGTTTTGTTGAACTGGATTTTGTAAAGCTTGACGCTGTGCTGACTCCAAAAACTCGGCATCGACGGAAACACCATAATTCGGATTGGCCTTCCTGAGCGACGCCGGATCGCTCCAGTCGTCCTCGTCATCAATACCGTAGATCATGCCGAACAACTCGGGGTTGTCGACCACGCCATCAAGAACCCGCTTTAACTCGGTTTCTTTCTCATAACACGGACCTGCAAGGTTAAAACCGGCAGTCGTAATCACCAACATCAATGGCTGCTCTCGCGCACCCATCCCAGTTTCCATCGTGTTGTACAGATCAGGCGTATCGTGCTCGTGATACTCGTCGACTAAACAACAATGCGGACTGGAACCGTCTCCAGGCTTGCCAATCACAGGCTCAAAGCGGGATCCAGTCTTTGCCGACGAAATCGATTTAGCAAAAACTTCAACGCCAAAATATTGCAATGCATTAGGCGTTTTTACCAGCATATCCTTGGCCGGCCTAAACGTCTCCCACGCCTGTTTCTCGGTTGTCGCGCCCGAATAAATCTCGGCACCCGGCTCTTTGTCTGCCAGCAGCATGTACAAACCGATTCCAGCGGCCAGCATCGACTTGCCGTTTTTTCGAGGAACCTTGATGTACGCCGATCGGTACCGCCGTCGTTTGTCAGACTTTCTCAGCCAACCAAAAATATTACAAAGGATGAAGCATTGCCACGGCTCTAAAACAATCCGCTCTAACGTCCTCGCCCATTTTCCCTTAACGTGTGGGAATAGTTCAATAAACTCGCAAGCCTTGGATGCCGCATCGTTATCAAACTTGTATTTAAATTCCTTCTTCTTACTTAATTTCAGGTCATCGATGTGCTTCTGACAGGCGAGCCTAATGTATTTCGCAGCAGGAATTTTCCCCGCGACTACACCTCGGGCATAGTCATTGCAGCGATCAATATGGCTCGACACACTTAACTGAATCTCGCAAAAGGATTAACTTCGTCTTGTTTGGTTGCGGTCACTTTGCTCCGTGAACTTGGCGTCATACCAAATTCAGCCAACAACTTGACCATTTGATCGTGGCTTTTGTTTGCGACCGCAAGCCACGGCGATTGCATTGTCATCCCATTAGGTGTGACGATCATCGCCCCGTCTCGAGCTAGCGCATCGGACGCTTCTTTAAATCGCGCAAAAGCCTCGCAATACAAAGCCAGTGACTGACTATCAAGCGCAGTCAAAAGCCCAGACTGTTTCAGCGTCTTACTGACAATTTCCCATTGTGATTTTGCCGAGTCGCTTAACCAATCCGGCATTTCAACTTCGCCCTTTGCAACTGGCTCTGACTTGTTGATCGGGCGCTTGCCCGGATTGCCCTGAATAAGCTTTAACGTCGTCGGTTTTGGCTTGCGTCCTGCCATGTAATGCTCCAAAACGGGGAAACCCCACCCTACTTTAAAACGCGGCTGTAAAAAAAGAGCTGCAAATTCGGTTATCTTCGGTCATCTTGCAGAGATTCAACCACCCCCGCCCTGCTTCAGAGACCCCGTGCGCCCACCGATATGACCGTATCAATCGAGGATGGCTCATATTTATCCCACCAGACCTGTGCTGCATGAAGGCTTTTGACCTTATGAAAACCTGACCGAGTCGCATTGATGCGGCTTAAGCATTCGTTTAACGGTGTCATCATTACAAGCACCTTCTCGGCACCGAGCATCTTTGCCCAGTCCTCTCGAAATAACCCGACAGGCTCCGATACGATGAACCACGCTTGTTTGTCTGTGATTTTTGTGTGGAGGGCATCCAGCATTCGATTACGAGTTGCTAGGCACTCCCCTATGGCATCGGTCGACTTGTCATCTAGGGATAGGCCGAGAGATAGACGAATGGCGTCAAGGTCAATGACGATGTCCCCATCGCTCAAGTGCGTAGCGACGTAGGTCGACTTACCTGAGCCAGCGGCACCGCAGACTATCGTGACGGGCATAGCCGCCCGACGTATCCAGTTGGGATGTATCAGATCATCGGTCAACGGCTGCCCTTTATGCGAGCCCTTCTTTTCTTTGTTCGTCTTGGCGCGATGGCATTCAATACAGATGGCTTGCAGGTTATCGAAGCTGTCCGAGCCGCCCTCTGCAATATTGACGATATGATCAACCTCTTGTGCTGGGCTCAAGATACCCCTGGACTTGCATACTTGGCACAGGCCATTATCTCGCCGCATCACGGCTGGCCGGATCCGCTTGGACCAATCGTAGCCATAAGCGCCACGCACCGACTTGTTGGCGAATGCCTGAGGCTTGTGATCGGAACAGAAGCCCGGCCTATCCAGCAGAACAACACAACCATCTTTTCGGAAAGTGCTTTTAGGTCTGGCTGGCA